GTACTGATATCTGCAATCTCATAGTAACGATTTAAGATGTGACCCATATCTTCATATAAAGAATGCAATCTCTCATCCATTGCTTTTGCTTCTAATGCGAATTTATCAAATGATTTACCCATCTTATCTAATTCCTGCATATTTCTTTTTACAGTCACATTATCAAACCAGTCACCACTTTCTCTTAATGTCATCTCCTTTGCAGCCTCAACGATAGCACCTAATGTATTTGCGACCTCAGTCATATCAGATTGTCTTTTCATTTGGTCTTGAAAAGTATTGTAAGTAGAAATAATTTCTAAGAAGTGTTTTTTAACTTCGTTTGATAATTTTCTATCTTCTAAGTTTTCAGCCAAGCTGAATTTACCATTAACTATCTTTACTTCTTTCAAGTTAGTTTTACGGATATCATTATATGCTTTAGAAACAGTAGTACCTTTGTTACCTTCTACTGTTAAAGTCATTTTATTGTTATGAACATAATCGTATATGTCAAATGGTTTCTTGCTCATCTTATGCTATTTCAGTTATTATTTCTCTCATTAAATCCTGTGCTTTGCAGTAATCACCACAAACATCAGTTCCTATTTTTCGTAAACCCTCATTTAAAGATTCGGTTACAGGCACCATAAATGCACCATGCGTAGATGGGTTAGATACAAAATCCCAACCAATCAATTCAAAGTCATCCTGAACCTTTACTTTGCCTTCTCCAATATTAGTTACCGAACCCATACCTCTTGATGAGATACCCAATAGGATACCAGCTTTCAACAATTCTTTTAAGATATTACCAGATGGAGTTGGTAGAATTTCTACTGTTCCACATAAATCATCACCATCCCAATGTATTTCTCTTACGTTATGAGATACGTTCTTTAAATTAATTACAGTAGAATCCGGATGGTCTAATTCACCCAATGCTCTACGTTCTTTAATTAGTACTTCATATTTCTTAGCCTCTCTCATTAATATTTCTCTAGGATATACTCTACCATTTTGGTTTTCAGCAGATGCTCTTTGTAGAATACCCTTTACTAAGGTTCTTCCTCCTTCATCTTCTTGTACCTTACCTTCGAATAGGTTTGTTTCTATTAAGAGTGATTTCATATTAGTCTACTTTAAATTTTTCTCCGCCAACTTGGAACTCATCATCTCCTTCTTCTTTTGCTTTGGTAACAGCAGCACCGAAAGCATTACCTTCGTTTTTCTTCTCGCCTTTACCATTCCAAGCAGTATCTATTTTATTGAAAAATGCTTTCTTTTCTTCATCACTCATAGATGGAATTGATTTACCAGACTTTTCTAATGCTTTAGCGAAGAATGCCTGATATTCATTTTCTTCTACCATTACTTCCTTAACTAATTCTTTTAGTCTTGATTTTGTAATTGATGCGTTCATATTTTCTTTTTTGTTTGGTAGACCTTTATGTGATGTGGATGCGTAATCTTTTGCATCTTTTTTACTCATTGAATCAGCTGCGTTATCAACTTCTTTAGATGGTGCTTTCATGTCTCCTTTTTGTACTGCATGAACCATACCCATAAATCGTTGTTGTGCTTTTGATACTGCTGGCATATTATAAAGTTCTTATTTTTTCCGAAAGATTCATTAATCTCTCTTTAATTTTATGTAAACTCTTATTTGTTCTTTTATAGTAATCTCCTCTCTTAACTCCATTCTCATTTTTTATTTTAGAATACCAATTAACAAATTTTTCTACCTCACCTAATTGTTGTTTGATAGATGATACACCTCTACTCATTTTAGCTTTTGGAGAACCTTCTTCTTTTTTAATTGCCAACCAACGATTTTCTGCTAAATGTAAACCATTTTCTGCAATCTCCATTCCACTAATATCTGCAATCTCACCATCCTTAACATCTTTTACAGATACTTCTTTTGGTTTATCTTGCTTTAAATTTAATATTTTTGCTTCTTCTAAATCATCAACAACCTCACCACCACTAACTTGAGCTAATCTTTTGTTTTTCTTTGCAGTTTGACCAGGCTTTGAAAATGCGTTTGGAGTATCGTATCCAGCAACTGCACCAGTTCCAGTCATTTCTTCTAATTCCTTTTCGGATTGAATTTCTTTAACAATAGTTCTAATTATTTCTTTTAGTCTAGCTTCCATTATTTTAATTTAGATTTTAGTTCTTTAATTAATTCATACGAAAGCATGATAGATGAAACTTGTCCATCAGTTATACTTTTACCCATTTTCATTTTTTCTAAAATAGAAATAGTTTCGGATAATTTAATAGTAGTAACTTTATCTTGAATTTTTGATTTAATAGATTTTAGTTCAGATACAATATTTGGTAATTCTACTGAAAGATAATCTTTAAATTTAGATGTATTTGAAATATTATTGATATATTCCTTTAGCAAATTCTTTTGCTTTGAATCTAAATTTGTATATTTTTTATTAAATGTTTCAACAAGAATCTTATAGGTTAATAATCGTAGGTCTTTATCTTGTTGCTTATAGGTTTCAATTAATTTATTATCTTCTATTTTGTTAGTTTTTATAGAAGGTCTAGCTATAATGTTTTCAATTAACGTTACTTTTGAATTGAATACATCTTTAATATCATAGTTTTCGGACTTTTTAGATTCAAATACTTTATATATCGATGCCAATACTTTATAATTAGTAATTGGAGATGAAAGAAATTGCTCTAATTCAAACTTTTCATTTATTTGCTTGATAAGATTATACTTTTCTTTTGATAATTTAATCTCATTCAATTTAGAATGAGCTTGAGATACAGTATCTACAAACATTTCGGCTTTAGATTCCGAATTGTATTTTTCTTTTAATAGTAAATCATAAAGACGTAATTCTTTATTTAATTCAGTACCTGCGGCAAAGAATTCTCTTACTATGTTTTTTGCGTTCTCCGTTTTGTCCCCATTAAGTACTTCCAATGTTATTTGTCTTACTAAAAGCTCAAATAACACTCCAGTATTCTTAACTTTGGAATGTTTTATTTTTTTCATTTATTACCCTATGTTTAACCTACGTCTATAAACTAACACATATAAATATAAACTTTTTAATGTTTATTAAAATTTAGTGTCATCTAATATGTTTTTTTCATCTAAAAGGTCTGATTTTTCATTTAAAATCTTCTTTTTTGCTGAAATACCATTAATATATTCTTTTGCAACTCTTTTATTTGATTCAAATGCGCGTGTTTCTCTCTTTCTCTCCGATTCATTTTCTTTATTACCTAATGGGTCTCTACCTAATGGATGCTTATCTTTACCATAAGTATTGCCCTCTCTTGGTCTACCACCTTTATCGTTATCATTTATCTCCTGCTTCATTTTTTCAATCTCCTCCTCTACATTTGTTTGTTGTGGTGGGTTCGCAGGGTCTTGTCCTTGCTGTTCGATTGAATTGTAACGGAATCTATCTTTAAGGTCTAATACCATCTTAGCTCTTTCAGTATCCATCTCATCTTCACTTATACCAAATACATTATGATATACCCAATCCGTAGATAACATATTCATTCCTTTGATATCAGTTGCTAATCTAACTTTTTCACTCCATAAGTTTACTTTCTCTTGCTCATATATTGTAGATGAGTTAGTTAAAGTAAGTTGGAAGTTTGTCATTTCAGAATCATCAATTCCTTGAGATGCTAAGTGTACAATTGCAATTTTATATAATTCACTAACAACAGTTCTTTGAATTCTTTCAATAGTTCTAGCAAAACGAACATCTTGTGCTGCAAGAGTTGCTTTACCACTAATACCTTCTTCATATCCTAAGAATGCTTTTGGTATCTTCAATGCACTAAATAATTTTGCTTTTAAATAATCAATATCTTCAGTTGCGGTATAATCTAATCCAGCTAAGTTTTCAATAGCAGTACCACTATCCCCACCTCTAACAGGTAAAAAGAAATCTTCAGTAAGATTCTGAATATTGTATTTTAAGTTGTAATCACCGCTATTTTTATCAACAAATGGAGTTTTCTTCATTTTGTTGATAATCTTTTGCATATAGTTATCAACTTCTTGCGGATTGATATTACCAATGTCAATTTTGAACACTCTCTTTTCAGGTGCTCTCATAATACGATGGATTAACATTGCATCTTCCATTAAAGATAATTGTTTCCATACTCTACGACCACCCTCAATCATTGCCTTACCATATGGTAGGAAGTTGGTATCGGATAACATACGGAAATGAGCCATTTCATAATTCTCATATTCCTTTTTACCAAATCTATCTAATTCAACTTTAAATTTAACGTAGTTTTGATTATGAGGGTCAGTACCTTCTAATCTTTCAGTATTATATACAGAATAAGGTAATACGTT